TATATACGGGGGGTTTAACCTTTATAATATTATAACACGCCGCCCGGCGGGGCGGGCATAAATCCCGGACCCCTGCCAAACACGCACGAATGACTGCCGACGCACGAATGACTCAGAAGCGGGCAGCGAGCGGCGAATGACCCACCCGATTCAGCAGGCGGTCACGGGCAGCAGCGATACGGTCAGCACGTGCCTGCTCTGCAAAGCGGCGGGCGTTGGCGTCCTTGTCACCGACCCATTGACGCCCCAACCCAACGACGGGGGTAATGGTGAAGGCACGACCCGAACCAGCACTGCCATTCACGGGGCACGTGCCTTTCAGTGCGCCGTCACCTTTGGCGATTTGTCCTTTGGTCTGGCGGGCGTTGGGGCGAAGCATGGGGGTTGGTTGCGGTTGAGAGTATTGTAGCAGATCGGGGTCACCCCCACTGCGCCTGACGAACGTCGTTACGGTGTGCCTCAGCATACTGGGCAGCGATGGTGGCGGCGGGCACTCCCCAGTGAATGTAGGGGGAAGGGCGGGAACCGTTCTTCAACTGGTCAGCGCGGGAGATCCATTTGATTTGGCGGGTCTCCAGGTCAGAGCACATGGCAAGGGGGAAACGCATCGGTCGTCTGTCGGTTGCTTTGATATTGTAAGACCCCCCACCCGCGTCAGCAGGCAGGGGGTGTGCGATTTCAGAACTGGATTTCCTGCAGCGTGGCAGCATGGGCAAGAAAGTCTGCGATGTTCTCCTGCTCAACCTCAGAGGTCAGGGTCTCCAGAATCTCCAGGATCTGGGTGCCGTTGGCGCCGCGGCGGAGCAGGGAGATGGCAAGGTCAGCGGTCATGATGTCGGGGGGTGTGGGGTGAGAGTATTGTAGCAGGTCAGCGGGCGAATTGTGCCAGACTGCTGGGGGCAACGTGAGCAGGCGACCCACAGGAGCGGTAGAAGTCTACCATACGCTCTGCCTCCTGCAGGGTGGGAAACCACTGCGAACGCCATTCGGTGTGGTTGTAGGGGGTCTGGTAACGGACTTCGATTCTCATGGGTCGGTTGCGGTTGTGAGAGAATTCTACAGGGTCAGCGGTCAGGGTCAGCGTTGCCGTGGGTCACCTTCACGAGTGGCACATATTCTACCGGGGAGTAGCGGGGTCCATGCATGAGCACCGCGCGGATCTGGTGACTGTTGCAACGGAGACTGTGAGTGTGGCGTTGCTGGCGGGACATCGTGACTCGGATGGGTGAGAGTATTGTAGCAGGTCAGGCGGCAACCAAAACGTCGTTCTCCCAACGGGCAAAGCTCAGCACCTCATCATAGATGCGGTCAGCGACCTGCTCAACGTGCTGGCGCTCTGCCTTCAGAATCGCTGCCTTGCACTGGGCGGCAATCTCATCGATGGTATAGAGAGCGCGGTCGGTGGCGGGGTTGTAGCGCATGGGTCGTTTGCGGTTGACTTGTTAAGTGTAAGGGGTCGGGTGGGGTCTCAGGGGGCAGGGTGTGCCACCTGGTGGATTGTCACCCCAGCAGCACGGCAGTGGGCAGGGGCAGGAACTGCAACCACTTTTGAGCAGGTTTCACAATGCCCATTTGCGACAGAATGCAGTTATCTTCACCGATAGAAAGTTGCAACTGAGAGAAGGAATCTTTGCGACCAGAGGAAGACTTCCAAACGTTAGATTTGGTGAGATCGGTATCAATCAAAACCATACCAAAGTTGTCGATTTGATTATCACTGAAGGTGTACTTAATCGACCACACAAGGTTAGTCTTTTTGCCACCAAAGTGAGAGGTTTTGTTACCAGTGGCAAAGGACGATTTAGACTCGCCGCCCATCAATTTGAACTCAACAGGTTGACCTTCGATGATGTAATCATACCCGGCAACTTCCTCACGGCGACCATCAATCCCAAGGCGACGGATTCCTTCCTCAATCACCTCATTTACAATGTACTGAAAGATCTTTGTAAAGTCTGCAGTTTCCATGCCGCTATCTTTAATCTGTTGCAGAGTCTTACCATACAGGCGGAACTCTTCACTAACGTAGCGGTTGGTTTCAGTCACCACAAAGGCGGTGAGTTTCTCAAGGGTGGCGGTCAGAGTCATCAGGGGGAATGCTGTGGAGGGTCGTTTCCCCTCCGATGCCCTTAGTATAGGGTATCGGTGCGGGCACCCTGGTGGGGTTGTGCCACCTATTCAACTGGCACACTGAAAGCGCCCGCTGTTGAAATTATGATAGGAGAATGCCTCACGATTCACCAACTTAAACATACCAAACTCATTGGTGAGTACGTAACCTTCAGCATCAATCCTCTCCTGCCCGATGTAAGCGGCAGGACCATCATTGCGGCACAGATAGAGACAATCTGCCTTGATCGATTTCACCAGTGCCCACAATCCCAGCAGGTTAGGATCGCAGTCGAATTCACTATTCACAACAGGACGATTCTCACGGATGCAAGCATTCAGTTGCTGCTTAATCTTTGCTGCTTCCTTATCAGTTGCAAAGGTCACAACAGTTGCCATTTGACGGGCAAACTTGCAGACTTCCTCTACATCAGCGAAGGACGTTTGACCGTGCTGAATGTATGCTTGAGGTTGCACGAACTTCACCGTCTCAGTATCATTCCAGATGCTACGATCGGGGAATGCTTGAGCGTCACGAAGATCACTCTCAGCATAATAGCAAGTGTGCGGTGCAATGATAATTTGCTGAGAAACTACCTCAGGAAACTTGTAAGTGATCGTGTTGGGAGTATACTCACAATCACCACCAAACCCAATAAAATCACCTTGGTAGATAGTATCGAAGCAAGGCAGATAATCAAAGCAAGCGTGAAGAATACGCGCAACTTCACCCTGATAGAATGAATCAATTTCTTCATGATTGTGAGCAATACGAATCTTTTTCTTGTTAAAGACTGCTTTGGTTCCTACAAAGAACTCACCGTTAGCAGGATTCACACCCCAGACAATCGCAGGGGCGCCATCAATCTTGACGCTCAAGTTGCCAGGATTCACGAACCAATCCAGGGCAGAAAGGTCACCCGTGAGAATAGAATCTTCGGGGTGCTCAAGGTGGGTGTTTTTCATGCTTTTAGTATTGCAGGGATTGGTGCCGATTGCAAGGGGGTGTGTGCCACTCTCTCAACTGGCACACGGGCAGCCGACTTGAGTATAAAAAAAGGGGAGCATATTGCCCCCCGATTCTTTATGCAAACATGAAACCATTGCTGAAATCGTATTCATTGTAGACAGGAGAAGTTCCTGCCTGCCCGATGAACTTGTGGACGAACCACTTAAAGTTTTTTTGAAACACACATTCACCCTTGATTCCATGCTCTTGAAGAATCGCATTCAGACGCGATTTGGTGGTCACAGACTGCCATCCACCGTCAAAGATTTGCACGAAGTTGTCACCAATGGTAGCAATGTGATTGCCGAAAAGAAACACTTTCGACTCGTTAGTTTCAGCGTCAAAGGTAACCTCAGTGTTGCCAGACTTCCAATTGATGGAGTCACGAATGGCAGCATTCATCTGGGATTCAATCTTACGCATTTGGGGGTTTCCCTCTCAACAAATGTAGTATGGACCAGATCGGGGGGAATCGCAACCCCCCTTGTGCCACTTACTGAACTGTCACACTCTCAATCAATTCTTCGACAACATCCTCATCATACACATAGGCAATCTCACCGAGCACATCTTCTTCAGATTTACCTGCCAAACTCTCAACAAGCGTATCGTACACAAATTGCATCAAACATTTGGTGTCCATCTCATCAACAATACGCTCAGCGTAGTTTTCAACGAGTTGGTCAAGTTGTTGGGAAGTAAGAGTCATCAGTCGTTGGTGGGGTGATTTACAATTTGGTCTTCGATTTGATTCGCAAGTTCTTCCATCCACTCACGAACTTCATCATCTTCGTATTGTGCATTGTCCCGCACAATACGCATCAGAAAGTCAATTTGCTCATCATCGAAATGATACTCTTTGAGAACTTCAGTCATTTCAGTAATCGTAGTTTGCGTTGAGATACTCATTCACATCGAACTTTTCATCACGAAGTTCAGGAATGTCAAGGTCAAAAATCTCACCAGGCATGTCTTGGATTTCAGACCAGAGTTCGTCAAACATGGTTTGTCTCTCAGGGACGAATGTAATGTATCAGGGATTCAGGCGCACCACAACCCCCTGTGTGCCACTCTCTCAACTGGCACAAGGTTTCTTATACAAACTCCGCGAGATAGTAATCTAAAGGCAACTCAAGTTCTGCTGCTTTAGATTCCCATTCATCCCATTCTTCCTGAGAAGCATCATTGAAGAAATCCTCACGAGAATATTCAAAAACAGGACCACACATTCGAATCAATTGCGACAACGAAGGTAATGTAAACCATCACGTGGCAGATATCAACCCCTACTGTGCCAGATTCTCAACTGTCCTTATTCTCAATAACGAGGACCTTATTGAGAATAGGTCCAATCTTTAAACTGGCACATTACTTGAATGGATCGAGATGCATGATGGTAGAATGCACATTCTCATCACCTTCGAGCTGCAATATTTCTGCCCATTCATATACATCTAGGTCTAGATCATCATAACACTCTACATCTAGAATGATACGAACGCGTTGCTTATTATGCATAATGACGATATGCTAGATCTTGATAATCATGCGAATCTCGTGCATAATCATCATCTAGATCTAGTGTATAGTTCTCATCTAGATCTACATAATCATTCGTATACGTATAGTCGAAATCGTAATCGTCGTACATGAGCTCGTCGAGATTGTGTGATGTGACTTGTATATTGTAGCATAAGGCTCGTCGAGATTGCAATAGGTGTGTGCAGATCTCGACGAGATTCATACGATAATATATATGAATCTAGAGCGTTCTAGACGAGTTCTGATGTGGATCTCGTAACAGAATGTCTCGACGAGATTCTATCATGCTTCTAGAAGAATGTCAAGTCTCGTCGAGTTCTTGTGAGGGTCTGGGAATTTTTATGGGGGCGGGGGTTGACAAACTGCTCTTCTTATGATACGCTCGCTAAGGTCACAAGTCCTGGAGGCATTAAACAAGACTCAGAGGCATTTATAAGACTTATAATCCTCTACATTTATTCTATTCTCAACAATAATACTCAATTGATTCTCAATAATATTCATCTTATTGAGAATGTTACAACAAAC